GTTCTAGTGTATGGATGAGTCTTGAAAACGCCTGCGTTTGCATCATCTTCAATTTGAGTGTTACCTAGTATTTCTACTGTATAACGTCCATCATCTAATAAGGCTCTCATGGTAGTTAAGGCGGGTAAAATTGACATTGCACTTTTCATAATATTTTGTATTTATTGTTAACAATTGCAAGCCCTCCGATTTGGACCGGGGTACTTGCTTAGCAAACCCGATAGGGGGTTGATTAGTTGGGTCCCTACCACAATTACCCCCATCCATAATTTTGAGATCCAAAAAATAATTTAAAAATAATTTGCCATACACTTGACATTGCCCTTCAGATGTCGTATCTTTGTATTGACAAAGATTAAGGTTTGTTATTAATTAACACGAAAGATATGGATTTTATATTAAAAGATAGTAATGGGTTAGAAATGTCATCAACAATAGTTGAGTATCATCCTAGAACACATGTAATGAATATCAAGTCAGTTGTATTTGTAGACAATTATACACAAAAGCTAATGAAACTAGTTCGTGAAGAAGACGATGGAGAAGAAACACAATATTTTATAAATGCATTTATGTCAGATTTTGCTAAGATTCAAGAGTTAGAAACTATAAAGGATATGGATGGTTATCCATTCACTCCTATACAGGGAACTGAGCTTATTCATGTAATGGGAATAGTTGATGCAATATGCACAAGAATGGAAAGAGCATACGATCTAGAGTATGAGATATGTAATACAGATTAATGGACGATAGAATACAAGGCTTATCTCCCCGCGATGATAAGTTCCTAGACCGACTACAAGTTGCCCTACTGCTGCTTAGAGCCCCACAGGAGGACGCGGATGAGATTTGGGACCTAGTATATGAAAAGATGCAAAAAGACTATGACGAGGCATCTCAATTTATGATAACACTTTAGATATGAGTAAGAAAAGTAAAGAGCTTATAGAGAGATTGAAACGACGTAAGATAGTTAAGGCTGAATCCGACAGGGCTTGGAACAAGAAAGCTGCACAGAAATTGAGGGAAGAATATGGCACGTAACCACCGCCAATCCTACAAAGTTAAAAATAAATGAAAAATACACGGTGTATAACATTGACTTTTAGATTCAAATATCGTACCTTTGTATCGAAGGAACAAAGCAACGAAGGTTGCATACAATTTAATTAGATTATATGAAGAAGAAGAATGGGAATCAAACGACTCCAAAGAATGAGAAGCCAGTTGTAAAACTGAAGTCAATCGATCCAAGTATGGTGATTGATAATAAGGCAGCTGAATTAGCAGCTCAAAAGGTAGGTTTAGATATTGAGGCGATTACTAGCAAGGACATCCCACCAATGGATAAGACAGATTTACCAGAAGCAATTCCAATGAACTGGAAGCCACGTAACGCTTATGTAGTTTTAAAAGCTGTAATTAAAGAGGACGTTATTACAGGTGAGAAGAAAGATAAGTATATGCATGATGACTTTGATTTCGTTGTAGATGCAGTTGGGAGCACCGTTAAGGGGCTTAAAGTAGGAGATGAGATATTTGTACAGTATCCTTATTTGAACTACATCAACGAGGATAATATGAGATGGCATTCAACAAGAGTAAGATACTTTTACGTGAATGAGCTTGACATTAGATTGGTTAAGTAAAGAATAACTGTACCTCTATAGCTTCCCATAAGAACAGCTTAGAGGTCTTATTAGCAGGTGTGGCTGATTGGTTAGGCGTGGAATTGCAAACTCCACTAAATATGGTTCGAATCCATACTCCTGCTCATATGTCACTGACGAGTGAATCGTAAACATCCTTGAAACACAGGTTGAGAATCGTAAGTCTCTAATGGTTTGATTAGCCATAGCTCTTTTATAGAAAATAATCAACTTTGCGGGTGTAGTGTAACGGTAACACAACAGATTCCAAACCTGTTGATGGGGGTTCAATTCCTCCCATTCGCGCTAGTCTTAGGACTTTAAATACAAGATATAAACTTTGGCCACTCTCTGTAGTGTTATTGCGGTTTAATTACTGCTTTCTATGGTAAATTAGTGAAGTAGATGAGCCATTGGACCAGGTAGCTAGATTATGTCCAAACGTTAATTAGCTTATACGCTAAGTATCAATGATGTAATCACAAGTAAAAACCAATCTAGGAAGTTCGATGGTTCATAGGTTGTTCTCCTCACGGAGTTTGTTCACTAGGTTTATTCAAAACACACGGGGTGGGAGTAAGGTGTTATGTCCAATATATAAAATATGATAGATTATAATAAGATTAATAAAGACTTTAAAATAGCCACAGAAGCTTATAGAGAGTTACTTAGCCTTGATGGGTTTAAGGATTGCTTTGTATGTCATGATGTGCTACCATTAGATATGTTCGAGAAGAACACAAAGAAATATCAGAATGCCTCACAGAAAGGCCACGCATTTGTATGTCGTTCATGCAACAGCGCAAGACTAGCTTAACCTCTATTAGCTTCTGTCGGCACACAAACTAAAACAACAATGACTACATTACTAGAACGAGAACAATTGGCTCAGAAGAGGGTATCAACCCTTCGAGATAAGGCCACGATACACGAGAAGATATTTTTAAGAATGTTACGAGACGCAAAGATACCTTATGTGTTTCAGAAACCGTTCTATAATTATGCTTATTTTTTGATAGCTGATTTCTATCTACCAGACCATAGGATGTGTGTTGAGTTAGACGGCTCACAGCATTACACTCCTGAGGCCCTAGAGAAGGATTCTAAGCGTGCCGAATGGTTATCTGGTAAAGATATATCAGTTTGGCATATAAAGAACAGAGACGTGCTTAAAATGACTCCTAACAGCATCAGGAGGTACTTAGGGCTGGAAGCGATTAAGACTAGGAAGAAGAAGCCTAGTAAAATAATGTTAAATTTTTAAACTATGATATTAAAGATTAAAAAAGGACGACATAGAAGTTGGTCATTAAGACCTATACTTAAGTTTGGTAGATTCATTATGACTGTGAGGCTCCATAAATCAATGTGGTATCCAGGAGGCGGTACAGGCTGGAATAAGCTCCCAGGTGTATCAGGTATACTTATACATAGAAACTCCTTTAGAATAGCTTGGAGACCTGCTGAAGAGGAAGGTATGTTTAGATTGGCTACATATGAATATATAGATGGCAAGAGGATTATTAACGAACTAGATAAGCTGTATTCGGCTGGAGATGGAGATTCGTTCATCATAGACAAACCAATGGTTTACTTCGTTGGATTCTACTTTGGAGGCCAAGATAAGGCACCACATAACATGCAATGTGAAATTAATTTGAAAAAACTTTAGAAAAAGGATATAAAAAGAAAGAAATAGCAAAAAAACTTTGTGTCTCAAGTAACACTATATCAAACATTTGCAAAATAATTTAAAAAAAGATTGCCTTAGCTATTGACTTTTGCTTTTAAATGTTGTATCTTTGCATAGTAAGGGATTAATTAACAAAAATATACAACATGAAGAAGATAATATTAATAGACAGCCATACGTTAACTGCGGTAATTGGAGTTGTGGATAGCCATAACCCTTACTTAGCAAACATGTTGGCTGAAGCAGAAGTTGTGATCGAGAATGCTGCAGAAGAAGCGTTGATCGATATCATTGAAAGCGAACTACTTGGAGAGTCTGCTTTTATTTACGAGGAGGACTATGAAAGTTCTGAATATTAAAGTCGATTCGGTTAACGAATACTTTCAAACATACATGACAGCCATTAGAATATGGACTAACATGACAGCGAAAGAAGGATCATTGCTCGCTACCTTATTAGAGGTACGACATGAGATGGGAACTAAGAGTGGTCACTATAAAGACCTAATCACATCGAACACGAAGGAGTTTATATGTGAGAAGCAAGGAATTAAAGAGTCGTATTTAAGAGTATTGATTAATATGCTTAAGAATAGCGGCGTGATAGATAAAGAAGGTAACATTAAAGCTGCTTACCTAATACCATACGAAGAAGAAGGTGGTGTTATTATCTCTATAACTAAAGACAAGGACATAGATGGTTAAAATGGACATTAAAGCGCTAAAGAATTTTAGAATGTATTACTCTCAATTAATGAATTTTGATGAGGTACCAGACTCTATGATGATGGACTTCTTACAGGAAGCTGCCAACACATTAAAGCAGATGGATCGAATTATTAAGAATTATGAATACCGACAGAAGATTGGTAGACAGAATAGAGAGGTAGTGTATAATGAAGAGCGAGGCGATTCAGCGAATCCTGCATAAGGTTGCACTGAATAATGGGATTACTGACAGGGAGGCTAAACGAATAGTTGCAGCTTCCTTTAAGTTCTTCTATATGTTCGCTAACCATACTGGATCAAAGAGAAATAATTATGATTACAAGTCCGTACTACTACCATTCTTTGGAAAGTTCGCTCCTAATGAGAGAACACTGAAGAAGGCTAGAGATAATATGGCAGAAAATATTAAAAATGAAGAAGATGAAGGATGATTACAGAAATTTATTTGATAAGGATAACTTAGAGTTTACTATCTCATGGGCGCAAGGCTACTGTGGTAAATTAACATTGGAAGAGAATACGTTCGTTGCAAGAACAGAATCAAGCGTTGGTCTTAATAAGGATTTTATTGGTGGCGTAATGCAATTACCAGTAATGGGAGAAGAAGGAGTAGAGCTTATGAACCTAGTGATTGAAGACATTAAGGTTATAAGTACATATAAGAACAGCTTTCAAATGTTGTTCAAATTGTCAGTAGTATTCACTAAAGATACTTATGATAGATCTATCTCTATAAGCTCTTTGGAAGGCGTTGAATTACTTTTCAATACAAAGCAATTAGAATACTAAGATGGCAAACAAAGGATTGATTTCGAACTTCGATCATGATCAAAACTTTTGGGACGTAGCTGGGACATTATCACTTGTTCCGGCTATTGCTGCTTTAAAGAAGGCAGACAAGACCAAAGGAAAGAGTCATTCCAGTATGGTTATGTGGTGTGTGGCGTTGTTTGTGGATCAATCAGATGCTAACAGATTACGTAGGATGCCTCCTAACGATAGGATGGCAACGATCGAGGACCAAGTATTAAATGCTAATGGAAAGACATCTAGCAAGTTTAATTGGGAGATGAGACAGGATCTCATAGACGCATATTTTAATGCGCAACTTACCGCTAACGAAAGAGCACTCTCTATTCTGAGAGACAAATCGATTAGCAGAGCAGATTTTCTAAGGAAAACAGAGTACACAATTGATAACGCACGCGACTTAGATACTATCATTACTAATAGCGAGAAGATCTTTAAGGCTATAGCAGCTCTTGAGAAGCTAGTAGATGAAGAGAAACGCGGTGGAGGAGAGATTAAAGGTGGAAGAAGAAAGACACTTCAAGAAGAGAGGAGAATCTAATGCCTTTTATAAAGATAAATAACAGAAACAACTTTAAGGTTGATAAGATACCAAACCATCATCCAGATAGTATCAAGTACGAGACTTGGTGGAGGATGCAGAAGAGACGCTGTATCGAAGGTTTGTGGTCAGTAGACGATGAGAAGGTTCATATAGACCTTACTGATAAGATGGACTACGAATCTTTAATTGCCAAGGAGAAGGGAAAGTGGAGGTTTATGCCGCCACATCTCTTCCTGTACGCATCGTTTGGTACTATCATGCATAATCCTGAAGGATCAGACGTAACGTCAGCTAAGAAGCCTATGAGGCCCTACCTGAGGGATCTAGAGTGGGAGATCTTCTATAGTTGGTTTGAATGTAAAGGTTTCTCAGGTTTCGAAGGAGATGAGGAGTTTACATGTAATAGGAACCTTAAGGACCATCTCGATGGTGATGAAGATATGTATCTTAGTCCTAACGTATATAAGAAGGATGGTACATTCAAGGAATATGTTCCGGCAACCAAATACCTAAGACAACTATTCTATAAGCCTTTGGGCTTGTCCTTGTATGAGAACCAAGCGAAGAATCTATTTCTAATGGGCTCTCGTGGACTTGGTAAATCATACTTGGTTGCATCTGGTTTAATGATGCATGACATATTGTTTGATGGAACTAAGAGATACGACGAGGAGTACCTAAACAACCCTCCTAAGGCAGAGATCTTCCTAGGAGCAGGTATAGCATCCAAATCATCGGAATTAGCTGAGAAGCTAGAATATGCAGTGGAGAACTTCCCAGGTAAATGGGCTCCTAATACTACAGAGGAGATACAGTCTCCTTTATCAAGAACAATGGCAGGATCTACTAAGCCAAACAACATGAAGAATCCTTGGCGATACGAGTACGAGGAGAAGTTGCAGAACGGTAAGTGGGTTAAGAATGGTACCAAGACTTCAATGAAGCATGGTATTTATACAACAGAGAATCCTGAAGCAGCCGCTGGTGGACGTTATGTTACAATGGTTATTGAGGAGGTTGGTCTATTACCGAACGTTTTAACGGTGCATGGATCAAATACAGCTACAATGCTGGAAGGAACAATGAAGTTCGGTAGCGCTATCTATATAGGTACTGGTGGTAATATGGAGAAGGTTGTGGAGTCTGAAGTTATCTTTAGGAACCCAACTGGTTATCAGATGTTAGAGTTCGAAGATGAGTGGGAAGGATCAGGAGAAATTGGATTCTTTATTCCTGCTTATTATGCTTTGAATCAATATAAAGACAAGAACGGTAACACTGATGAGGAGAAGGCATTAGCTTTCTTACTTAATAAGAGAAAGAAGATCTCAAAGAACAGAGACGTTAAGGCGTTGCAGTTAGAGATGATGAACCTCCCAATCAAGCCATCAGAGATGTTTCTATCAGCTTCTGGTAACTTCTTTCCTATTGAGGACTTGAAGATACGATTAGGTGAAGTAGATAGTGATCCTATCCTATTAGCTTCCTCTTGGAAGGCTAAGATGTTAATTGATAAAGAAGGACGAGCGCAATATGCCCTTACAGACAAACCGCTGATCACACAATTTCCATTACTTAGGGGACAAGATACAGACGGTAGTATAGAGTTATTCGAGATGCCTAAGAAAGATGTACATGGTAATATACCTTACGGTAGATATATTGGAGGTACTGACCCTGTTGATGATGATGACAATAGTAATACTAGTTTATCTTTACAATCAACCTTTATCTTTGATACATTTACTGATAGGATTGTAGCAGAATATACAGCTAGAACAAGAATGGTTGAGGATTATTATGAGGGAGTCAGAAGATTACTCATGTTTTATAATGCAAGATCAAACTATGAAGCTCAGAAGAAGGGTATTTATGGACACTTTAAGAACAAGAATAGCTTACACTTTCTAGCAGAGACACCTAAGATCCTGAGAGACAACCAGATGCTTAATACAAGTAAGGTTGGTAATAAGAACTATGGTACTACAGCTAACCCAGCTGTTAACAGATATGGTAGGGATCTTATATTAGCTTGGCTTAATAGACAGGCACAAGGCAAGCCAGAAGGAGTAACTAATTTACAGACTATAAGGGGAGTGGCTCTATTGAAGGAGCTTATATCATGGAGTGATACTATCAATGCAGATAGAGTCTCCGCTATGGGAATGGTAATGATCTATAGAGAGGATGTCTTAATAAGTATAGAGACAGCTAGAAATAGAAAAACAAATAAGAATAAGGATTTTTGGGACAAAACTTATAAATTAAACAGAAGATAATGAGTACAAAAAAAGGAATAAGTTATTTTCCATCGCAGAAGAGACCGACATCTAGGAAGACAGAAGCTTGGATGAAGGAATGTGTTGACGCTGGAGTAGGCTTAACAGAACGAAATACAGAGGATGGTGTAAGAACCTCAAGACTCAATAAACAGATAAACAGAGACTTGTCTAATGGTATCGTAGATATTATGGATATGTACAAGATCACAAATCCTTTTAGTATAGATGGATTTGATAGAGAGTTACAAGATTATCCTTTATCTAGACCTCGTGTTAACTTACTTGTTGGAGAAGAGTCCTTAAGGAACTTTGAGCCACAAGCTAAGGTTATCAATCAGGACGCTATTAACGAGAAAGAAGAAGAGTATAAAGCTGAACTTCTGGACAAGTTGAGAGAAGCTATTCTTGGTATTGGTTATAAAGAGGAAGAGTTAAAGGAGAAGTTAGCAGAGATTGATCGATGGATGATATATGATTATCAGGACATCAGAGAACGAATGGCTAACCAGCTTATAGCTTACTATAATGAGACATTAGACTTAGACAGAAAGTTTAATATGGGTATCGAACATGTTATCGTAGAAGGTGAAGAGATCTACGTTGTTGACATCATTGCTGGAAAGAAGCTAGCAGTAAGGAAAGTAGACCCATTGAACATTCATGTGTTAAGACAAGAACCTGGTTATAAAATAGATGATGCAGATGTTATAGTTGAAGATGGGTATCACTCAGTTGGATACGTTATTGATCATTATTATGATGAATTAACAGATGCAGAAGTAAGCAAAGTTGAAGAAGGTGCTTATGGAAAAGATAACCCTAGTAAAGCTAAGACTCTTAGGTATTCTGAGGAGGATGATAACACAGCTATTCTAGACGCTTATGTTGATGTAGACGTGAATGGTTTTAAAGGGCAATCAATGCCTTCTATTAAGAATAGAGACTATAGCGAAGACGGCAGGGTAAGAGTTACTAGAACTGTTTGGAAGAGCTTACGTAAGGTAGGTGAGATATCTGTTACAGATGAAGACGGACAAGTGACTAAAGAGTACGTAGATGAGATGCATAAACCAGACAAAGAACTAGGTGAAACTGTAAAGTGGTTCTGGATCAATGAATGGTGGGAAGGTCATAAGATCGGTAATGATATCTATAAGAAGATGGGGCCACGAGATATTCAATATAGAGTATTGAGTAATCAGTCTATCAATAGTTCAGGTTATGTAGGTACAAGTTATGGTATCTCTATGATGGATCTAATGAGACCTTATCAGTATATGTATGATGAGTTCATGGATAGAATTAAACAAGCGTTTGCTAAGTTTAAAGGGCCCATGATTGAATTAGACTTTGCTAAGATGCCAGATGAGTGGGAGCCAGAGAAGTGGATGCATTATGCTGAGAATATGGGTTACCTTATTATTGACTCATTTAAGACAGGTGACGAAGGTGCAGCTCAAGGTGTATTAGCTGGTAATTTTAACACAACAGGTAAGGCTATCAACCCAAGTATGGGTGATTATATACAGCAACATATTCTTATGTTAGAGTATATAGAGAAGCAGATGGGTATTATTACTGGTATTAACAACCAGAGACTAGGTAATATCTCAAGTACAGAGACTGTTGGTGGAGTGGAAAGAGCTGTAAGACAGTCTAATCATATGACAGAGAAGATGTTTAAGCTTCATGATCACACTAAATTACGAGTAATTAGTCTAGTACTAGATACAGCAATATATCTTCTTAAAGGAGATAAGGTTAAGATGCAGTACATGTTAGACGATGTTACATCTAAGTTCATTGAGATTGATGGTGAGAAGTTAAATACAATTGAATTAGGTATATCTATAAACGATGCTTCAGAGGATGCGGCGTTAGTACAAGATCTAAAGAACCTAGCTCAAGCAGGATTACAGAATAATAAGATTAACTATACTCAACTTATTGATATTTATACTTCTAAAGGTATCGCTTCAATGAGAAGGAAGTTAGAATTAGCTGAGAAAGAATCGCAGCAAAGAGAGCAAGCTCAAATGGAGTCTCAAACTAAGGCAGCACAAGCGCAGTCTGAAGCATCTCAAGCAGCAATGAACTTACAGCTAGAACAAGCAGAAAGAGAATCTATTAGGAAAGCTGAGACAGCATTAGCTATCAAAGAGATGGATATGGCGATACAGACATCGTCAGAGGCACTTAAAGCAGATCTAGAAGTCGCAAAAGCTTCTATAGCTAAAGAGACAGCTGGTGATAAGAACAGGTTAGAGACAGATAAATTAGATGAGGCTAAGCGTCATAATATGGCAGCAGAGTCGATCTCTAGGATACCAAAAACTAATACAAGTAAATAATGAGAAAAGTTTTTCAATATACAACAGGAGGTCGTTATATAACATCTCACAAATCCATAACTAGAGCGGCTGCTACACTAGGAGCTGATGAGTCTACCATCAGGAAGGCTATCAAACGAAAGAAAGCAGCAATGGGGTTCTACTGGAAGGATGAACGCGAGTCATATACGAAACAGGAGAAGTTTATTGCTCCTGATCCAGAGATTGAACATAAGACAACTTACAACAAAAGGTACGAGAGACGTAACACAGTATTCGAGAGCATTAACGGAAACGTTTTGGTCATTGGTGATACGCACTTACCCTTCGAGGAGAAAGGTTATCTTGAACATTGTAAGATGGTTTATGATAAGTTTAACTGCAAGACAGTTGTTCATATAGGTGATATTATTGATAATCACGCATCTAGCTTCCACGACTCAGATCCTGATGGATTTGGTGGAGGTAAAGAAATGAAACTTGCTAAAGAAAGACTTAAGGTATGGTATGAAACATTCCCTACAATGAACGTATGTCTAGGGAATCATGACCAGATACCCTTTAGGAAAGCGTTTAAGAGTGGCTTACCGTCTGAATGGATTAAGAGTTACGAAGATGTATTAGATGCACCTGACGGTTGGAAGTTTGCTGAGAGATGGATTATAGATGGAGTTATCTATGAACATGGAACAGGAAGTTCTGGAGATATGGGAGCAGCTAATAGAGCTAAGGAATCAAGACAAAGTGTAGTGATTGGACACTCTCACAGCTTTGCAG